CAAGCAATTGAGGAAGTTTTAGAAGCTCAACGTAAGAAAGATGAAGGTAATATGCTTTGGGAAGTATTTAATCGTGTTCAAGAGAATATTATTGAAGGTAATTTCGAGTATATTACCAAATCAGGAAAAAAACGTCAAGCTCGAGTTATTAAGAATTTCAAACAAGATCAAGACGTAAATAAAAAGATGTTTAGTAAAGCATTAGAATTTGTAGCATAATGGAAAAGTTTGTTTTTATTGTTTTGATAAGTTTCCTTTGGGCATGTAGCCCAGAGGAGCTTATTAATAATTATCCTTGTTTAGATGGAGATTGTAATGTAGAGTTTGCAATAGATCCATTAGTATCACCAGGAGTATACCAAGACATTAATGGTTATTGGCATATTTCACATCAAGGTATACAATATTTTACTTTAAAGGGTAATACAAGTGAATTACACCCAGATTATGTTGTAAATGGGATACCTTTAATTGAAACAATATTTGATTCTAATTATTGGGTATGGATAGATGGGATTACTTTTACAGTTCCTTTATATAGTGTGTTAGGGTATTTTACAGGTAATGATTTTACCAATCCTATTCCTATAGGTAATTTAACTTATACTATAGAAGACATGGCTAATAATTTCCCTCCTTTAAATATAGCTGGGTATTCATATAATACTAATTCAGATATTCAAAGTTTAGGTACTTATAGTAAATATAATTATGAACCCCAACAACAAATATTTTTTGATAATCAAATGGTAGGGGATACTGCTAAGGTTTTTATAAAAACTGTATTCCCAAATAATATAGAAGTAGAAAAAGAATTTAAAATAATATTCGAATGAAAAGATTAATACCATCAGAGGCTAAAAATTTTATCCCTTTAAAAGAAAATTACGGAAATACCGGTATTGAAAACGCAGCTTTCTTTACCATCACCCCAAGTGAACGAGGTGAGGGATGGGAAGACGTAACGTATTATACCGAAAAAAAATACGGGCTTTATGCGGATCAAGGTGAAGGAGATCAATGGGTATATGTATTATCAAACCCATCATTACCTAAAGAATATCTAAAAATTGGGTATACTAAATTAAAACCTGAAGAAAGAGCAACCCAAATATCATCTGCTACAGGTGTTCCTACACCTTATAAAGTAGAATGGGCTTATAAGTGTTTTAATGGTGAAATGGTAGAAAGAATGACTCATGAGAAATTAAAAGCTTTTAGAGTCAACAACAGGAAAGAATTTTTCCATATTAGTTTGGAAGAAGCAAAAAATAATATTATATTAATAGGTAATAAATTTAAACAATAAAATATGACATTTTTAACATTAATTTCAGTTATTTATATAACTTACTTAGTATTCTTAGATAAATCAATCACAAACAGATCAATTTCTTTTTCGTATTATGAAGGTAGAGAAACAGATATACTATGGGGGAGTTTTGCCTCTATGGTAGGAATGACTATATGGTTTATATTCCCAGAGGTAATACCTAGGATAGCAGCTGTATCATTAATTTTGGTCCCAATATTTGGGAATTTTCAAAAGAAACCAATAACATATTTCCACTACGCGTTTGCTGGGGTATTTTTTGGTTTGATGTTATTCTATACTAGATCAATATCATGGGTAGGTTTAGTATTAATTATACCTTTTTATTTGTATGTTAAGTTAATTCAACGTAAACCATTTAAATTATCAATATTCTGGTGGGAAATTATTGGAATGGGTGTAATACTTGGAAGTTTATGGTTTAAATAAAAAATTATGAAAGATTATACATACATATTAGGTCCTTGTAGTATTGAAAATGAGAATAATTTTATGTTAGTTGCGGAAACACTTTATCCTTTAATGAAGGGAAAAGATTGGTATCTTAAAGGTAGTTTTGATAAAGCTAACAGAACATCTATTCATTCTAATAGAGGTCCAGGTCTAGAAGAAGGTATTAATATTATGAGGAGTGTTAAAAATAAATTCCCTGATATTAAAATCGTGACCGATATTCATGAGACCAATCAAGCATTAATTTTATCCCAGGTAGTTGATATAATTCAGATTCCGGCATTTTTATGTAGACAAACAGATTTATTAGTAGAATGTGCCAAATATTTTAATACTATTAATATTAAAAAAGGACAATGGTTATCAGCAGATGCTATGAAACATGCTGTTACTAAAATCAAAGAAGTAAATCCTAATTGTGAAGTTTGGCTTACTGAAAGAGGTTCTAATTTTGGGTATGATAGATTAATTGTAGATTTTAGGGGGGTTGATGTAATGAAAGAATTTGCAGATAAAGTTATATTTGATTGTACCCATTCAACACAAATGGCAGGTGAAGGAATAACTGGTGGAAGTCGTAAATTAGCAAAACAATATTCCCAAGTAGCTCATATATTTGAGTATGATGGGATATTTGTTGAAACTCACCCAGACCCTAAAAATGCTATTTCAGATTCTGGAAGTCAGGTAGAATTAGATTGGATTGTAAATAACATAGATAAATTAAATAATTAATAAAATGGAAGGATTAACAAAACAAGAAGAATTGGATATTAAAAAATCAGAATTAATTAATGATTTAATGGCTGTAGGAACAGTATTAGATGAATTATGGAGATACCACCCAGATAACCCTAAACAACAGGATGTTGTTGCTGAATATAATCAGCTATCAAAGGTACAAGGTGATATAGAATTAGAATTAAAGGGACTGAGTGAGATTGATTAATATTTTTTATTTTAGAATATATTTATAATTGATGAGAAAAGGTGGAATAAATAAGGATAATATATTTGGGTTATTTGAAGGTGATTATGATACCTTACAAAATGCTCAAAAACTTAGTAAGAAATTAGAAGACTTTGATAATAGCCCAACGGTTAAAATAGGTATGTTTACTAAATTAATATTAAACCACCAAGTATTTCATGAGAAATTAAAAAAGTTTTTAAAACAAGAAGAACCTAATTATGATGTTAGTTCAACTAAAGAATCTTCTGAGTTTGTTGTGTATAACAGAGCATGGTATTATTTAAATCAAGTAGATATAAATAAGAGAGAAGATATTTTTGCTATATTAGACTTTAATCCTAAGTTATTGAACAAGGCTTTAGAAAGTGCTTTATTATACTTCCAGGATAGAGAAGAATACCTTAAATGTGCTCAAATCTTCAAGATTCAACAAATATTAAGAGAAAGTAAAAGATAATTAGGCTCCCCAAAATTACCCTCGTATATTATAATTACAGATTTAGGGAATAAGGAATAAATAGGGATGGAAATAAAGGTAATAAAAGGTATAAGGTATACCCGTATCACACATAATAAATAAGTCATAATAAATAAGTCATGAGAAATAGAAATTTAGTTACAAGAAAATTAGATCAATTAGAAACTACTTTAATTACACTACAGCAAATAGTTAATAGACAGTCTCCTATTGAGTCTTATAGAACTAATATTGGTAAAGCACAAGCATTAGTAGAGGATTTAAGAGATATGGTTGAAAGTGAACCAATGTCTCCTAAGGAATTAAATAAAATTTAAACATTTAAAATTAAGGTTATGAAGTTAACAGCAGAACAAATCCAAGCAAACTGGATCGAATTTAACACTAACATTGAAACTTATATTACTGGAGATCGTAAACAACGTTTACTTGATTTTTATAGTAAATATGAAGACCGTATCATGTTAATGCCAGCATCCCATAAGAAAGAATACCATTCAGCATTCCCAGGTGGGTATGTAGATCACGTTAATAGAGTAGTAAAAGCAGCTTTGTCCATGTCCGCTGTATGGGAGGGGTTTGGTTGTGATATGACGACATTTACCCAGGAAGAATTGGTATTTTCGGCAATTAATCATGACCTAGGTAAAATGGGAGATGAAGAACATGAATCTTATATCCCCCAGACTGATCAATGGAGNCGTGATAAATTAGGTGAAGAATATATGCACAATAAGAAAATTGCATTTGCTGCTGTTCCAGATCGTGGGTTATTTTTACTTCAATCACATGGGATACAATATACATTCAATGAAATGTTAGCTATCCAGACACATGATGGTTTATATGACTCAGCAAATGAAAAATATTTAAAATCATTTATGCCAGAAACAAAACCTCGCACATCTTTACCATTTATCTTGCATCAAGCTGATATGATGGCGGCGCGTATTGAATTTGAGATTGAATGGTTACCAAAGTTTTCTCAAAATAGCGTGGCTGCGCCAAAGAAGAATTATACATTGAGTGGAAACACAAAATCATCCAAACAAAAAGCACTCAATAGTGTTTCTAGTCCAGGATTAAAGAATATGTTAGACAGTCTATGATGTTAACTTTTACAATTATATTAGGAATATTGGTCGTTATCTTAGGATATACGACCATTAATCTTCTTCGCAAGATTGAAAAGACAGAAGACATAATAATATCTCAGTCTGAATTTTTAGATAAATTATCAACTCAAATTAAATCTTCTTCTGAAAAGCTAACAGAAATAGATAACAAGGGAACATTTGAAGGTGATGATGAAATAGGATGGTTTTTTAATGAAATAAAAAAAATACAAAATGATCTATCTCAATTTAAGATCAACCTATAAAACATATGGAACCAATTAAAAAAAAAAGGAGAAAAAAAAGTAAAAACTACTTTACCCAAGATACTGAAAATGCCATTGTAAGATATAACAATGAGCCTGATTCTGAAATTCGAAGTAAAATATATGAATCAGAAATTCATTATGCCTTCTTTAAACTAACCCAAAATATAATTCATACATTTAAATTCTACCATACCGAGGTTGAGAATTTAGAACATTTACAACATGAGATAATTACCTTTTGTTTATCTAAATTTCATTTATTTGATCCTACTAGAGGAACTAAAGCATATTCTTATTTTGGTACTATAGTAAAACGTTGGTTAATTTTATATAATACAAAAAATTATACTAAAAAAATTAAAAAGGTACCAGTTGATGTTTTAACCGGTGAAAATTCTACTCATACTTACTATATGGGTGAAGAAAAAGTCAAAAGTGATTTAGATAAATATATGGATATTTATGTAAACCATGTATCCGAAAATATATATAAATTATTCCCAAAGAAAAATGATGCTCAAATAGCAGACGCTATACTTGAATTATTCAGAAATAGAGAAAATATAGAGATATTTAATAAAAAGGCACTTTATATCTATATTAGAGAGCAGGTAGATGCTAAAACACCTAAAATAACTAAAATTGCTGATAAATTACATTCTATATTTAAAGAGCAATATATATTTTACTTAGAAAACGGTTACGCTAGATTCTAAAAATTTTTTATATCCATATTTATAATAAAATAATACTATGGGATTAGACAGTGTAATTTTTGGAAAGAAAAAATTCTCTGATATACTTGGAGAAATTTATGATAACCAAAAAAAGAAAGAAAAACAAATATCAGGTTTAATATCAGAACTTAAACCTCTTATAAATGATATAGGTGATGCAACCTTAATTGTACCCTTAATTAAAGAATATATGGATATTGGCATCAGAAACGATGAACAATTAATTAAAATGTCCACTATAATACAACGCGCACTTAACAACAGCACTAGCGAAGATACATTGGGTATTACAGATGAAGAAAAAGCGGAGTTAATGGCTGAATTAGATAAGCTTAACGAAAGCTACGAAAATAAAGATACTGATGGCTAAGGGTTTCCAATCATTAAATAATAATAATAACGTTAACATTACTCCCAAAGAAGATGGGTTAATAGTACATGCTAGGGTTACAGATATTATATTAGATGAAAAACACCCTGAGTTCTTAGATTCAGGAGGGTGGAATGGTATTGGGACTATTAATTTTAGTTTATTAGAAAATTCAAATCAAAAAGAATCATCTAAAGCTTCTCCCTTATTACCTCATTTAAAAAACTATCCTTTAGTTAATGAAACAGTATTAATATTTGCTCTACCTGATAGGAATATTAGTAAAAAATCTAATATTAAAAGTTACTTTTATTTAAATCCTATTAACCTGTGGAATCACCCTCACCACAATGCATTCCCAGACGTATATAAAAAAGAACCTACTGATGCCCAAAATGCTGATTATAAAGAAATTGAGGGAGGTCAAGTAAGAAGAATTAAAGATGGTTCTAGTGAAATAGATTTAAACTCCCCTACCGCAGGTGGAACCTTTATTGAAAAATCAAACATCCATCCTTTATTAGCTTTTGCAGGAGACAATATAATAGAAGGTAGATTTGGTAATTCTTTTAGGTTAGGTAATACTTCTAAAACTAAATCTATATATAAAAATAATTGGTCCTTAAGTGGAGAAAATGGGAATCCCATTACTATATTACGTAATGGTCAAGACCCTAATTCATCAGAAGAAGGATGGGTACCTGTATCCGAAAACATAAATAGAGATCTTTCATCTATAT